AACTGCTGCACCCATATCACTCTTGCCCCGGCTGAAGGAGGCCACCATGTCCATCACCGACGGCTGACCGCCGGGGGCCATGCCTGCCTGGCCGGGCGCAACGCCCTGCATCAGCCCGTCAGGACCCATTCCTCCACCAAGACCGGCTCCGCCTGCCGCAGCTTCGGCCGCTAGCATCTCATCGCCAGCAGGTCCCTGCCCCTGAGGGGCTTCCGGGGGAGCGAACGCCTTCAGCGCGGCGTCCTCGATGTCCTTGCCCTTGCGGACGGCGGACAGGAATGCCGCGAGCTGACCGACGATCATCGCCGGGTCCTGGCCCATCTGGGCCGCAGCCGGAATCGACTGCGCCAGCGCCGCGACACCCTCAAGGATCGCGTCACGTGCCCGCTCCATCGTGATCGCCTGAGACATCTCGACCGAGTTCACGTCGAACGGGAGCTGCTTCTGGACCGACTCCTTGGAGATGAGTCCTGCGCCGAGAAGCTGAAGCATAAGAACCACAGCGTTGTTCGGGGCCAGCCCGGCCGCGAGGCCGTACGTGGTCTCACACGAGTAGTCCCCGCCGAGAGCGTTCTTCGGGGTGTACCTCAGCTTGTAAGGAGCCGAGGCCGAGACACCGATGATCTCCTTCGAGACATCCCCGAAGAGCTTCTCGTCCATCTCGAAAGCCAGCGACGTAGCCCCACCAAGGGCCTCGCCGAGCTGGTCCTGGGCGGACTTGATCATCATGTCGAAGCCGCCCATAAGGGCGTCTACTCCGCGGCCGGTGATAACGCTGGCTTGGATGTTCCCGCCCCGAGCCTCCGGGTAGCGGGTAGCTCGCATCTGCTCTTGCTCGAGCCGCTGTTCCATCTGCCATGCAGACTGCGGTATCTCAAGGGATACCCGGCGGATCTTCTCCGGGGTCTCGGTACGCCAGATGGCGTCCGGACCAATCGGGAGCTCCACCAGGTCTTGCGGCACCGCGATCGGCGCCTCAACGGCCTTCACGCCGGCCTCAAGAGCCAGCGACATAAACTTCGACCGAGCGATCTGGGGCCAGATAGCGTCGTCGTACTGCCCGCGGTACTGCCCGTCCAACGTGGGACGGGCAGCGATCTCAACCGGGCAACGCGCCAAGTAGTTCTCAGCCTCGGACAGCAGGACACTGCGCGGCTTGCCGAGGTGGTCGGAGTCCATGCAGTACATCACGGTGCAGTCCGCGTCCATATACCGGATGACCTCGATCTCCGAGTCACCGACATACCGCTTCGCGGAGTCGTAGCAGAGCTGCGAGGCAAGCTCCGGGTACATGTCGCCGAGAACATCCCGCCGGACGTTCAGCACCTTGACGTACGAGTTGACCCGGCCGTACCGGCTGACCGACGGGTACGCCATGTACGGGTCTTCGAACCTGATCTTCGGGGAGTTCGACTCGAAGCACGGCTCAACGATGATCGGGAGGAAGCCACAACTGAAGTACCAGTCCGCGGCCTGAACCGCGAACCGCTTCAGGTGGCTAGCCTCCCAGTAGTGGTGCCCGATCTTCGTCCGCAGTGCGGCCTTGTCCTTGGCCGAAGACGAGGACATAGACCCAGAGGCGCAGGACAGCGCCGGCAGCGGGCCGAGAGACTCGGCCATGTCCATAGCAGCCGCCGCTATGAAGTTCGATGCCACCGACTTGGGGAAGCCCTCGCTGAAGCAGTCGGGCGAGATCATCTCGAGCTTGTTGTCGCGCACAAGCCGCATGGTCATAACGCGGGAGTCCCGCGCTGACGCCTCGGGAGAGCGCCTCAGGCGATCGACGTGCGTAACGAGCTTCTGGTCGAGCACCTAGGCCCCCTTCTATTCGCGGTATAGCAGTTCGTGCGTGGCAACCTCTAGGTCAATGACCTGGCGCTCGCGCTGCGAGCGGCCCTTAGACAAGAACTTGTTCGGCATGTGTGTCGTCTGGCGGGTGGGCGAAAGGAAGATGAGCTCCCGAGCGCGGATCACCGCGAACCAGAGCGCCATGACCACGTCAGTCTTCAGGCCCTTGACCTCGGGCTGCCAAGAGATGAGCTGTTCGGTCAGTTCGGCGACAGCCGGGAAGACCCCGTTGTTGTTCGGGAGGTAGATACCAGGCTTACCGTCCGCATCCGTCTCAAACAGAGTGGACATAGACGCGACGCCGAAGTTAGGGTCTGCTTTGTTTGCGCCGGTCCAGTGGGGCTTGAGTATGACGCCGCGGGAGAACAGGAAGGCACGCAGATCATCGTCCTGAACGAACGACCGCTGAAAGCCATTCTCCTCGATGCGCCACTCGTTGACCCCGTAACGAACCGTCCAATCCTGAACCACCCGGCGCATCTCCCGGGGGAGGATGCCCTTGCGGTTGTAAGCATCAAGGAGCCAGATCTTCCGTGTGGCTCGGTCCACTCCCAGAACGACGGCTGCTGTGTATCCTGCGGTAGCCGGATCCAAACCACCGATGACATAAAGCCCGTTCATCCCCTTCTCGCGGGTCCACCAGGCGTTGCCCGGCACCAGGACCCCCGGCTTACGGAAGCCCTGGACCGCGGACTGCACGTTCTCGGAGCGGAAGACCGAGTCTTCCGACACGTTGAGCTGCTGGTAGACAAGCGCCCAGGTGTTCGGTTTCACTTTTTCGCGGCGCTTCTTAAGCTGAGGTCCGGTCCACTTCGCCACCGGGACACCCTCGCGGTCCTGCGTGTACGGCCAGAGCGACACCCAATCGGCGGGGCTGTCCGCGTACTCGAGCACGGCCGGCTGGGCGAAGTAGGTGAAGACCGACTCCTCGTCCTCGTCCTTGAACGTGTCCCGGAGCTGGGAGTACAGGTCTACAGGCGCTACGCGCGTGCCGACCACCAGAAGCTTCGCGTCCGGGACCCCCTCGGGGAGCCGGGTGATGACATCCTGGGTCAACCAGTCGATCTGGTCTTCGTGGAGATGTGCGTTCTTCAAGAGGACCGCGTCGTCAACCACGATGGTGTCAGCGCGGGTGCCGTAGATCTGCCCGCCCATACCGATGGCCTGAACCGTCGGGTCCTTCTCGCCGTCGTCCTTACCGCCAAGGTAGATCTCCGTGGCCGTCCAAGACTCGGCAGTAGCTCTGAAGCCGCCCTCCGGGCCGAACTCCCGCTGCAAGCGGTGGTAGGTGGGGTGCGTCAACCGCTGTTTGATGGCGTAAAGGAACTTCTTCGCCATCTTCTCTGTGGCCGAGACGATGACCACCCGGACGTTCGGGTCTTTACACAACCGCCAGGTGATGTAGTTCACCGTGATGGTCGTAGACTTCGCGAACCCCGGGGGGACATTGAAGAGCAACATCTGCTCATCGCCCTTAGACCACGTCATAGACGGGTGCAGATTCCGTGGCTCATTCCCTGAGAGCACATCCCACCAACGGAGCTGGTGCTCATACATCGGCTGGAACAGGTACTCGGTGCAGAACTCCGGGAACTCCGGACAGACGAACTTGTCCTTGCCTTGCCTGCGGCCGATGATGACATCAGCCTGGGCCGCGAACGAAGGGTCCTGCTTCTTCCAGTAATCGTACCCGCGGATAGTTCTACCTACGCGGCGAGCCGCTGCTTCCACAGACTCGCCCTTGGCGAGAGCGTCCAAGAAATGTTCCTTGGCTGCCTCAGTGGAAAGGCGCCCCTTTTTGTCCTTGGCGACGAAGTCAGCAGGCATATTCGTCTCCTAGGATGGTCCCGGTCAGGCCGTAGGCCACTAGGAGCTACGGGGGTTATAGATCCTGACTCGGGAAGAAGAGCCCGTGGGACGTGGACGGCTCATGCCGGCCAGCGTCAAGCGTTATGGGCCAGGGCGTCTAGAGACACGCCCCACGGGTACTCAGGGTCTCCCTCGCGCGTGCGCGTTAGAGAGAAGCCATGGCCGACCTGAGGAGGCCAGGGCGTTTGAGTGAAGAAGAACTTCGCACCGATACCCAGTGGCGCCCTTGGCGCCTGCCCGAACTAGGACCGACAGGTTCTAGTTCTTGGAGCACTAGTACGAAGTTCCTTCTTCCTACTCAGAGGGATATAGCATCATCGCAGGTCAGGACACCGTGTTCCACGGCTCCCAGGAGCCGAGACAGGGGAACGCCTTGGGTCCTTGGCCGTTCTCCCTCCGAACGACAGGTCGGCTAAGGCCCGGCTTCATTCCCGGCCAATCCCCCCCGTAGTTCCACCACTGGTCGAAGTCCCACTCCGCTTCAGGGTTGTGGTTGCCCAGTGGGTCACCACCTGCGTCAACGAAGCCGTAGCCCTCCCAGTCGCCCTCCTGGGCGTCCTCCTCGGTGGGCATCCACTCGGCGAAGACTTCTTTGTTCCCCTTGGCCTCTTTGTCGATCGAGGGCTCGCCCTTCCGCCTTCGGCGAGTGTCCTCAACCTTGGCCCTCTTGGCGCAGTCCTTAGAGCAATACTCCGAGGGCTTCGTCTTGTCCCCGCCCCGATCAACCCTCTCCCCGCATCCCGGGAACTTGCACACCACCGCTTCCACAAGATGCCATGTCGGCCGACACCAATCTGAGCAATACCGCCGGTTCTTGTCCCAGGCCTCGAAGTCGGGAACATGAACCCCACACCCATCGCAGATGGGAGCGAACAACCACGTGGACTTGTCCCGGCAGTACGGATGCCCGTCGTACGGCATCTGCTTGGTTACCAGTTCCACGGGACTTCCCTATCTACGTTGTATTCCTTCGGCTCCCCGAAGCAGTCAAACCAGTACTGCCGAGCCCTGTCGTCCTTAGTCTTTTGCTTGGCGAGCTTGGCAAAAAGTAGATCCTCCTGCCGCTTCTGCTCGAGGTACTCGGCTTCGAGTTCCCCCTGAGTCATCTCGTCCACGATGGTGCCCTCCCGACACCCACCATGGGTGTCCCAGATGACTCTTATCCTACCATATGGGTAGGACACAACTCACGTCACGGACTCCGGCTTACTGTGCCCCCAGGTAGTCCCGATTACAGACCCGGTTACAGTCCCACCCCGACGACTACCGACTGTAAGAACTTCCGGGAATTTGTCTACGGGTAGTTACCTACTATCCCGCGCGCCGGCTTAACAACCCCGGGTCAAGATATGCCGATATGTCCGTTTTTATCCGGACATTCCAGGCGCTCAGGATGTCCTGGTTTGGGTGGATTTGTGGGGGTCGCGCGGTAACGCGCCTGCATCACATGCGTTCCAATACCGCGCGAAGCAAGGCTCTGACCTGCAACGTTGCATCACTGGACGCCTGGTGCCGGCCTCGCGACACCACGCGCGTAGCGCGGGCACGATACCCCGCATGCGCGCACGTTCCTCTCCCCTTCGATGAGCCCAGGACACAGGTTCGTGGTGAACTCTCGCATGAATGCGAGCTCGGTTGCCGGCTACCGTACGTATCTGTACCAAATGGGACAGAGTTACGCAGAGTGCAATTCACTTGCTTCAAGCAAGGGCTACGGAGGGTCCGAATCGGCCGAGAAACTTGCCCTGGGACCCTTGACTTAGGTTGAGTCCTACCCGATAGTTGAGTCATACCCGACGACACGAGAGGCACCAACGATGGACCGCTACGCAACTCAGGCTATGCAGAATGGCTTCACCATCGTGCGTGACCGCCGGTCGGGTCTCACGGGCCTGTACGTCACGACCACGGGCGCTTACCGTTCGGGTGATCTGCGTAACGTGCCTGCTTCTCTCATCCTCTCCCGCTAGGTTGCGAGTCAGCCCGTAGGGCTGAGGATGCGACCGACCAATCCCCGAAAGGATCACTCCGATGACGCGCAACTCCGAGAACACCGACACCCTTTGGGTGTGTGTGGACTGCTACTTCGCGCACCATGGTGCCGAGGATGACCCGTCGCACACTCCGGACTGTGAGCCGCTGAATCTCGTGCCTGAGTCCGCTGACGTCACGTCGGGCATGTTCTGGGAGCAGCATGAGTGCCTGCCCGACACCGAGTGGGACGATGTCCCCGCCGATCACGAGTGTGAGTGTGAGCAGCGGTCCTTCTCTTCCTCGCGTTGCCAGGGTTGCGGCAGCCACCTTGGTGGCGCCCGCGAGGCGCTTACGGTTTGGTACGCGGACAACTCCTGACCCGATTTAGTTGATTCTCATCCCACCTCGGGTGGGAGACATCTCTCTCAGTTCAGACCATCGACAGAAAGGTACGGCCATGGAAGACGACAGGATTCATGTGATCGTTGACGCAAGCGAGATAGTTGCGGGTGACGTGATGTTCTCGTGGGATCCGACGGACCCGTTCGGGCCGTGGACCGTCAAGGCCGTGGACAAGCGTCCGTCGGGCGGCATGCGTGGCAACGACATCACGTGGCACGTGGACCTGGACTACGGCACGCACAAGACCTACAACGCCGAGGGCCCGCGCAAGATCTCCCCGAGGATGGCGTCATGATCACCCGTAGCATCCCCGCCACACTTCAGGGCATCGGGCCGATCTCGGCCACGCTCACATGGGACCCGAAGTGTCCTGTCCGGGTCACGGCAGTCTTCCGGCCGGCTGGTCACGAGCCTGTCGAGTGGATGTGGGCACTGGACCTGCTCCGTATCGGTGTCGTTACTGTGACACCCAACGTCTGTGGGCATGGTGACGTGCAGATCACGGCCGATCTAGGGACTGTGGTCGTAAGCGTGCGGTCTCCGGAGGGTACGGCATCGATTTCTCTGGACTACGCGGCTACCTGCGCGTTCCGCGACGAGGTCACGCTAGCGAACCTGACCGAAGAGGCGAGCATGCTTGCTTTGGTGGATGAGTTCCTGACCGAGCTCAATCAGGAGTCCTTCTAGTTCGTTAGTTGAGTCCGGCCTACAGGCCGGGCTTAGCTATGGATCTAGAAGAGGAGAGATCATGGATCTGTACCAAATCGAGTTCCCGTACCTAGGGATCACCCGTAAGTTCGCGGGTGAGACTCCGGAGGACGCACTGGCACGTGCGCGACGCTTGTACGGCTGCACGGCTGAGTTGTTCGTCGGTCCAGTCCGATGACGTGCACAAAGCGCAAACACGGCACCGAAGCTGAAGCGCTCAACCGTCTGTTTCGCATCTGGCGGGTAGGGCACGGCAGGATGCCGCATCGAGTCTACGAGTGCCCGTGCGGCG